GCAAAGCCGCTTCCTGAAGCAACGTGCTACCATCGATCGAACTCTCGTCAACGAAGAAATCTCGTTCTTCAACTTCGTGATCCCTGGAAGCTCCGAAGAAGAACAAGTCGTCGAAGTTCCCTACCACCCGAAGGAGTACATCATGAGAAGAGCTTGGAGAGATGGAAACATCGATCTCAAGCACTTCGAAGCAGCTCGAATTTTCCGTCAGTCGCAGATACCTTGTGACGATCAGCCGATGATCGATCCGAAGACCTGCGGAGACAACATCTTCGAACAACTTCGCTCAGCTGCCTTCGTCGGAAATCCGATCACGTACCTCAAGAAAGTCATCGACAACGTGCAACAAGCTCTTGCTGGACATCCTATCACTGGACACGTCTGGGAAGCATTCAGAACTGGAATCGCCTTCTCTCGGAAGACTGCTACTGAACTTCATCGCTCAATGAAGCTGCATTTCGCCGTCAAGAAAGCTACCATCACTTGTTCGATCTCAAAGATGAAGAGCCAGTCGCCAACTGTCTCACGCCTCTTCGAGTTCTTCAAGAAATACGGAAAGATGCTCGCTGCTCTCGCAACTCTCATAACGGCTGTCGCCGCTGGTGTAGCAACCGGTGTGTGGCAGAATCGAAAGAGAGAGAAGTGGAGAGAAGCCTTCAAGGAGAGTCTCACGCTCAGAGGACAATGCCCCGACTGCAAGAGGACATTCACTGAAGACTGTAGCGAACATTCGTACACATTCTTCGGAGAAGATACTCTCAAGGAGTGCTGCCTGGAACATGCGAAGCAGGTTCTGAACAGGAATGGCTGCCGTGCCTTTTCTGTCGACAAGAACATGCTCTACTACATCCTCGTAGCCGTTCCCAACGCCGAACACGATCCGTCTGGAGGAGCCGTCGATGATCACATGAGGCAGCAGTCTGCACGATTGCGCCGGAATGGTCATCAACAGCTGAGAGGAAACAGGAGAGTCTACAGTCACAACTCAGGATTCTTCTTCCCTCTCGAGACGCTCAACCAGATCATTCGAGAAACGCCGACGAAGGAAGACGAGTTCAAACCGCTCTCACCGGACCTTCTACCACCTCATGATGAAGTCCTGAGAATGCTCGGACCAATCCACCTTCCCCTCACGTCACTCTCGAAGAGTGTGTGTGTTATCGAGATGTTTTCCCGCCGATCAGACTTCCACATGTGCCGCCTCACGCGTGGACTGTTCATCGGTGGACGCAACCTCGTCACCAACCACCACTTCTTCAGAGCCTTCGGAGAAGAGAGACCTCGAGTCAGAATCACGACCAAGAACATCTCGTTCGAAACTGATCTCTCAGATGCTCACTTCTTCCGCCGCCCAGAGAGCGATGTCGTAATCGTACAGCTTGGCCCTTCAGCCTCCCGCCTTCCTATGGCTGCCGATCTGACGAAGACGATCATCACTCAGGACGAGCTCGACAAGATCTCGCCCCTCGGACAAACGTTCTTCACCATCTCGAAGGAGGACACGTCTGCAGGCTCCATGAACATCATCTACCCGATGCAAGGAGTCAAGTATGACGTGATCGCCTACGATGACGACGAACTGCATTACACCGACCTCAACATCCGCTGCAACGGATTCTCTGCTGTTGGACTCTGTGGCTCGCCGGTTGTTTGGGCTGATGCACACGGCGACGTAAAAATCGTCGGAATCATCAACGCAAGCCTGAACACATCGCGCAAGCTCATGCCAACGAGTGTCATCTTCATTCCAATTCCATCCATTCATGAGACTATGAAGGATGAGAATCTCACTACTCTCTCAGAACTCGTGAAAGAAGGAGCGAAGAGGACGCCCAGACTCTACGCAGAGAACATGCTCGCCGAACGAATCGATCGAGGAGAGGAGTACTTCAAGAAGACGGGCATCGACTTCGTCACAATCCCAATTGAGAACACTGTTCGATTGTCGACGAAGACTGCCTTACTGCCTACCCCTTTCTACGGTCTTTTCCCGACCACCAAGGAACCAGCCCAGCTGGGACCTACCGCCAACCACCCATCACCACTCGCAGAGATGGTCACGAAGAACCTCAAGCCGTCTCTCGACATGCCGATCCACGGACTGGTCGACGAAGTGTGGGAACACGTCGAGGCCTTCTCTCTTCTCAACCGAGAGGATAGACGACCTTACACAATCGACGAAGTTCTGCATGGAGTCACCCGAAGTGGCCTCCCGCTCGAAGCAGTGGATCTCGATACGTCTCCTGGATGGCCATACACCACGTACGCCGTCAAGAAGACCCTTCCGGGCAAGCCTGGAAAGAGAGATTTCATTGTCTCAGATGC